TTTGTTGTCTCTGTTAAACCAATTGTAGGGATTAACATCATCAGCAAATTTATTAATACGATAAACCGCATAGCCAGCTCCTATAATTATAGCTATTATCCAAAGTAACTCAATACTCATGTTTCACTTATCTCCTTACAACTAAATAATATTGTTGTTCTGTTTGTATCAACATATGTTTGACCCAATTCTGTTAATCTTAACTCAGCTGCTTTATACCCTATTCTTGCACAGTCATAAAAACTATCAAACTTTTGTGGCCATTGAAACTGTGGGGCACACATAGAATTACATATAACTAGTGTTAGTATGAACTTCACTTAGATTTCTTCTTTTTCTTTTCAAATAACTTATCTATCCATGAGCACATGTGGTCTAACTTATCAAAAAAATTGTATATAAATTTATCTATCATTTAGGTGATTCCCATTCTACTTTCTGTTTTGCTTTCATGTCGTGCTTTTGCTTATCTATATCCATCTTAGTCATTTGCTTGGTAATTTCTTTTTGTTCTTCCTCATTTTTCTTTTCAATAATCTTTAAGTTATTAACATATTGATCGTAGTCTGGTCTTAACTTATCATATTTTTTCCAAGCTGCTTTTGCTTGTTTACCTATTTTACCTTCAAATGGACAAGGTGTGCCTGCTTGTTCCATAGCAAAGAACACTCTCTCATCTTGGCATAGTATTGCTACAGCTGCTACCTTCATACCTAAAGTATTTAGTTCTCTTGATAATTTTATTCTCTCACAGTTTTTATCTCTAAAAGATTTACCACCAGAAACACCAACACCAAATGTTTGAATACCTGCAGATGCTCCTGCAAGACATACATCAGATCCAGAATTAGTTACGTTAGGAGCTGCCGCTGTTGGGGGAGCAGATCTCATATTTGATGTGGAGTTATTAGTTGTAGTTGTATTGTTTGAACTACCACTTTGATATGTATTAGTAGCTGAACTAGTATATCCACCTGTAATAGATGTGTTTGATCCTGATGTATTATTTTGTGTAGTATTTGCAAAAGCAAACATTGAGTATAAAGTAATTAGTAATGTAAGTATAAGGGTTTTCATTTAGGTTAAGTTTCTTCTTCAGTTGGTTTGCATTCACATTTTTCACAAGTACACACACCATACTCATCTGCGTGAAGATCATTATCTTCTCCACAGTGACATGGGTGGTGACATTTATTACAAATATTTTGCATTAATTTTTTGTGTCTTTAAAAAGCCATTCGACATATTTATCCCAGACTTTTTTAAACATCTGCTTTATTCTTTTGATCATGGTCTTCCTCCAGTTTTTTTATTTTCTTTAGAGCTTCTTCTAAATCTTGGTTAGTACGTTCTAGCTTTTGCAAACACCTTTTATTAGCTGCGTCTTTGCTTTTGCCAGCATCCTGTAATTCCGCTACTTCTTGACGAAGTATACGAATCTGATCCTTGTATTCGTTTATCAGCTCAAGACTGTTTTCTGACATTTATTTTTTTCCGTTACGAAAAATCTGTGTACCTTTTATGCCATAAATGCTCGCTACGACAAGAATCCACAAATTTGTGAACCATGACGGCAGCTGTTGAAACTGTTCAAAGAACAATTTTATTTTTTCTGCAGCCGCAGGATCTTCGCTAAAGACCCCCCAAGCGATCACCAAAATTGGAGCCGTTAATACGAGCAAAACAAATTCGTCTTTCCAGTCCGATTGCCTAGCCTCTAGCAATTTTCCCTGGTACTCGCTTTCTCCTCTAGCCATCTTAGCAGCATGCATATGTTGTGCATCTGCCATAGCCATTTTAGTTTCTTGTTTCTTTTTATATATATGCGTTGCCGCATTTAAACCTAACTTAAGTGCACTAAACCAAACCATTTTCCTCCAACCATTCTGGCACATCAAATGATGGACATTTCTTTTTGTCCTCTACTTGATAGTGACCTATTATTTTTTCAATGTTGTATTTATCTTTTAGTTTTAATAATATACTTTTTAGTGTTTCGAATTGTTCTGGTCGAAAGTTATTCTCCCAACCCATATCAAGTGTTCCGCCACCGACCAAGGCTACACCTATTGATGTACCATTGACTGCTCTAGCGTGTGCACCTACAACATCTTCATCTCTTCCAACTTGTAGTGTGCCGTCTCTTTTAATTAAATAGTGATATCCTATTGTATCAAAGCCACGATTCTTATGCCACTCTGTTACTTTTTCTACACCAAAATCCATATCATCTGGAGTTTGTGTGCAATGTATTACTATTGTATCTGTTTTTGTTCTTTTGTCCATTAGTAAAATAGTCCTATTAATGTTAATATTGTCGCCCCTAGCCCTCCCAATATTGCATATAGTAGCTTATCTACCTTCCCATGCAACTTATCCACATCTTCATGTAAATGTTTAAGATGATTATTTTTAATTACTCTAATCTCTCTTTTTAACCCAGTTATATAACCATAGATTGCAATTAAATGTTCGCTGGTTGTCTTGGGTTGTTTAGCCATTAATTTTTACCAAATATTTTTTGTGTTTGTTCTTTAATAGCTTCACCTATTGTTGGTAATGCTTCTGATAAAGGCACTGCTTCTTGATTTTTTGCAGGAATATTCAAAGCCTTAACATATCTGTTTCTTATTTTTGAAAATTTATCTTGAAGTTTTTTAACTTCTTCGTTATATTCTTCTAAACTTATAGATCCATTTCTATATTTAGCTGCTTCCTGTCTTATCTGTTCTTGAACTCCTCTAACTCTTCTACTAAATTCAAAAGTTTTAACTCTTTGTAGTTTAGTTAAATCTACTTTCTGTAATTTTATACCAACTGTATTTAAAAATGCTAGCAATTCATTATCATCTGTTTTTAATGGAGATGTGCTAGTTCTAGCTTTTTCAATTTTTTTAGTTGAATAAGCACCAGGTACAAATGGAAAATTAGGTATGACTCTGTCTTTAACAGCATTGGCTCTAATTAAAAAATCATCAAAGTCAGATATACCTTGACCTTTTATTCTATCTTTTCTAAATAAATCATAACCAACCATTGGAAATAATACATCGCCTGCTATACCAAAACTAGGTTGTAGTGGTGCAGGTAATCCTGGAATAATTCCAGAACCTAAATCTAATACATCTCCTCCTGGAACATATCTAGTTACATCTACATAGAAAGAACCTTCAGGTGATCCAGGTAAAGCAGCATTAGGAACTTTAATATTTCTGTGAGGTAGTATTGGTAGTCCAAAAATTCTACCTTTTTTTTGCTCAGTAAATGCAGCTCTCTCTGCCTCTGGTGAACCTTCACCTAACAACTCTCCCATATTATTTAACATATAACCTAACACTGCATATTTTGCAAATTTCCAAGGTCTAACTATTGCTGTTTCTGCAAGTATAGGTATAACTCTATATGTGTAAGCTAAGAAAGGTGTTGGTAAATTTCTTAAAGCATTAATGCCAGGAGCACTAATGTTGTAATCAATAAAAGATTTTCTAGCATCTAATGCAGCATCTGCTACAGAATAGCCTTTATCTAATCTATCCATAAATAAAGCTAATCTAAATATAGCATCTTCTGATCTATACCATTCACTTAGTTTTTGTAATCCTGCTTTTTCTTTTAAGATTACATCTTGATACATGCCTTTAGCTATATTAACTGCGTTCTCTGCTGTATCTTTATCTGGTGATACTTTATAAAAATCTAATTTTATTTTTTTAGGATTTAATAAATCTAATTCTTTTGTAACATAGTCAACATCAAACACACCATGAGTCTGTGCCAACTCTAAAACTTTTGATGATTTACCTTTTGCAGAATCACTAAATGCTCTTGCTGCTCTTGGTAGGTATGCTAAATTACCATCAACTAAATCTGTTAATACTAAATTACTTACAATATTATTTACATGAACTGTTGGATTCCATGCAGTTTTACTAGATTTCCATATTTGGTTAACTGTTCTATATCCTTTAAAAAATCCACTAGGTTTTTCACTTGCCTTATACATATTAACAAGATTATCGTAGACTTCTTTAGGAACATATTGTCCTGCTAACTTGCCATAAATAGGTTGTATTGTGCCTGACCTATTTGTTTTTGGCATTTGAACTAAATTGTTAGCTTCTATTGTTTCATTATTAGGTTTAGTTTCGTTAAATTTTTTTATAAAAGGTAGTTCAGCTATATCAGCATAAAATTTATATTGGGGTAATGTTTGAGACATTAGCCTACCAGTTTCTAATATAGCAAATGCACCATCTTCTATTTCAGACATACCTAAACGTTCTTGCTTAGTATACTCCCATCTTACTGTAAGACTTTTTTCTTTTGCTTTTGTAGGGTCTTTAGCTAATTTTTCTACAAGTTCTTGGGTAGCTCTTTCTCCTTCTCCCTTACCTTTAATTCGTCCAAATAATTCCCAACCATTATGATTTTCTAATGGTACTGTTTTACCAGCATCATCTATTCTAAATGCTTTTTCTTGACTATATTTTTGCAACCACTCTTCAGGAGATATTTCTTCTAAAACACCTCTTGCTTTTAATTCAGATCCTATTTTAGCAAGATCATTATCACCATAAGTTCTTTTTAAATATCTATTTATGTTTCTTAATGCAGTTTCTTCTGTAATTAATCCTGCATCAATATACATTTGAGTAACTTTTGTTATGTTATCTCTAGCTTTTTTTGCAATTGTATTTAAAGTTTTAGAAGGAACATTATATGCTATATCACCTTCTAACATGTTGTATAAAACTCTTCTTTCATCAACAGTTAATTGCTGTGCTTGTTGTGCAATTCTTAATGCTTCTAATTCTAATTTACCTCTTAGTCCACCTAAATCAACTGCTTCTAATTTTTTTATTTCTTTAGGCATTTTAAAACCGTCTACAAAATTTTTACCAAGAAATCCTGCTACAGTTAAATCATCAGAAACTTTTACTTTTCTGCCTACATGCATACCTGCAGCTCCAGCCATAAAACCTAAAACTGCTCTACCAAATCTTTTTGTTGAATCACCATCTTCTTCTGGTAAAGAAAATCCATAAGCACCACCAACTAAGCCTGAACCTACTTCGGGGCCTAAACCTTTTTCTGCTGTAAAATAATTAAATGCTGGTTTACCAATTTTTTCTTTATATAATTTTTGACCTGCTTTTACAGGTTCTACATATGCACCAAGTATAGTTTTAAAAAACTCTCTTGGTCCTCTTAATATAAAACTTTTATTACTTTGTTTATTTTTATTTATTGATGCAGGAGTATCATTAACAGTTTCTATAGGTTTAATATTAATATTTTTTCTAATTTTTACTACTTCTTCTCCACGACCTTTAACTTTTCTACCCCGTTTATCTTTCATTCCAATAGTGATATCTTCACTGCCTGGTAGTTTTACTTTAACTAAATCTTTTTCTGGTATATTTTTTATATCAGGTGCATCTTCATCTAATCCAAAACTTTTTTTAAGTTTTCTAACTTTTAGCATTTGTGCACCTTTACCTATTACAGGTGATATTATTGCACCACCTAATGCACCACCTAATGCTTGTTTACTTCTTGTATCAAACAAACTACTTTCATCTACATAACCTAGTGCACCTGCTAGTCCACCAGATACTGCACCAAATTTAGCCATTTGATATAAAGTTTTAGCTCTAGTTACAGGTATTAACCATTGTAAAGGATCTAATATTGCACCCCCAAAATATGCTGCAGCTATTAAACCACCACCTTCACGTTGCATTGCAGCATTTAAACGTTTTTGCTGTTCTTCTAAAGTATATTCCATTGGAATAAGCCCCAGTAATTTTTCATCTCCACCTGCAAATTGTGTAACACCTCTTAAAGTATCACCTAGCCCTAATAAAAATGCATCACCTACAGTAAAATCTGTAGTTTCATCAGAAAATAATTTTATGTTTTCTTTAGGTTTAGCCTCATCAGGTATTAAAAAATTAAATCTATTAGAGTCTAATTCTATATTTTTATATAAAGACTTATCATCGGGTTTATCTGAAATACTAAATTTATTTTCTACAGGAGCATCATCAGGTATAAACGTGTTAAATCTATTACTAGATTTAATTTGTTCATCATCCTGTTGATCTACAGGCATAAATTGTTTAAATCTATTTTCAGCCATTATTAGAATGAAAAGTTATCTGGATCTAATCCTATTTTTTTTATTTCTTCTTTTGCTGCTGTTCTAACATTAGCAATAGCTTCTTCTTTTTGTTCATCAGATAATGTTGCTGATCTAGAAATAGATGAAATAGCTTGTCTAGCCTCATTCATAATTGCACCACTTTCATCTGTAACTCTTATTCCAGGTGATTTATCAGGATCAAATTTTTTTCTAGGTGATTTTTCTGGATCAAATTTTTTAGCAGGTGATTTATCTAGATCAAATTTTTTTGCTTTTGATTTAGTAATTAAACTTTCGGTTTGTTCACTAGCACCTGGTATGTCAGAAGATATTGTTTTTGCAGTAGTTTTAGCTTCAGGTAAATCATCATATCCTGATCTAGGAAAATTAAAAATTTCTTGCTTACTTAATTCTTGATTTATAAATTTATCCCTTGCATATTTTAATTCACCTCCTGTGTATCCCCTTCTAACTGCATCATCATAATCAGATAATAAATCTCTCATTATAGGGTAAACTGGATCACTTTCACTTAGCCCTTTTATTGTATAAGTTCCTAAATTTCTATTATAAAAATATGTATCAAAATCACCAGCAGCTCTATTAGCTTCTGTAGCATGTCTAGCGTTCATAATATCAAAATTTTTACTATCTCCACCAAATTCACTCATTTTAGGCAAATCTAATTTAGGTCTAGTAACTTCTGTGCCTGTATCCATAGCTTTCATATCCTTAAAAAATAATTCTGCTACTGGGCCAGACCCTTGATTTTTAGTTATTAAATCTATAGTATCTTTTTGTTGCTCTTTAAAGTTCATAGCTCTTGAAGTTTTAGCTGTATTAAAACCATAGCCTTGAAAATCAACATCTTTAAGTTTATCTAAAAAATCTTTAGGTGCATCAAGCATTAAATTCATTCCAGCATCAGAAGTTGTAAGACCATTATAACTTGCATATAAAGCAGCTTGTGTTCCTAATTTTTGATCAATTAAATTAAATCTTTTTTCTATATTTTCTTCTTCTTTTCTAAATAACTGTGCTGTCTTTTTAAACTCTTGACCAGTCTCTCTAACCAAATCAGCATACATTTCATCTCTTGCTGCTTTTTGTTCTAAACTTTCTTTTAAGAATCCTGATAATACTCCTCTTGCGATTGACATTATTCTTCTCCTTCTGGTTCAGGTCTAGACATTAAACCTGCTTTCTTAATATCTTCTTGTGTAGACTCAGTTATTTTTTCTACTTTTTCTTTAGCCATTTTAACTTTAGTAATTTCTCTTATTTGCTGTTTATTTGTTAAATCATCTAATGAGAATACTATTTTTTCTACACCCCCTTGTATACCTATGGCTGCTATCATCTTCATTACAGGTTCTGTAATTAGAAAAGCAATATCTGGAGAAAATTTACCTTCCATAAATCCAGCAAATAATATAGTTCTACCAATAGCTTCTACAGGAACACCTGCATCTAACATACCTATTAACTGTTCTGTTAATTGTTTTTGATGCATAGTAACCCAAAGATATTCTGTAACTTCTTCAGGATCATTAAATTGTGGTGGGTGCTCCCAAGGGTAATTACCTGGAGTATCTGTAAGTGATTGTCCTGGAACTGGTGCATCAAACGGATCACCAACTCCTTGTTCATATTCTCGTTCTCTCATTATATTTCCTGTAAATTAAACTTTAACTATAGTTTGTTCTATAGCTTTTTTTCTAAGTAAATATTTATCTAGCCTACGTTCCCACATTCCATTCATGGCTATACCATCAATTACTCGCATTGAACCTGGAATCATTTCTGATCTTGCACTGCCTGAAGCATATGTAGGCATATTAAATTGACTTAGATTAGGTGCTCGTACTTGGTATGCTTGTGATCCACCTGTGCCAGACCCTCTACTCATTAAACTTTGACCTAGTGCAGTTCCTACTTTTTTACCTAAAGCACCTTGTCCAAATTTTGCACCAAGTGCTCCACCAAAATATCCTGCTGCTCCTACAACAGCTACTTTAAAAATATCTTTTAATTTAAACATTAATTATTTCTCCTACGGTGTATTAAATAAATTAAAACCAAACCTACCAATTAATTCATATAAAGAATCTTTTGATGCTTTATCTTGTAAATCTAATGCTGTTGATCTTTCAAGAGCTGCCATTGCCAAATTATGATTTCTATTTCTTTCATTTTGTGAAGCTGTATTAACCCAAGATGCTTCATCTCTCCATTGTTGCCATGCAGATGATAAGGCCCAGTTTGATATGTTTAGTAAATTCTGTGCGTTAGTTTGATTAGCAGCATTTATTGCAGCAGTATTAGCTGTATTAAGTGCTCTTCTCCAAACTACATTTGATTGATCTATTTCTCTTTGATTAGTTACGTTAAACTGATCTCTATTATTCTGTAGGGTTGCATTATACTGATTTATAGTTGCTTCTCTTTTAGCATTTGCTTCATTAACTGCAATAGTATTTTGTGCGTTTAATGCATTAACTTTATTTTTTTCTGCTTCAGAAAATTTATTCATTGCATCAACTCTAGCCGCATTTTGTTCCGAAATAGAAGTTGATAACTTATCGTAGAATTGATTAACCTGATTTTGACTAGTTGCATTAAATTGGTATGAAGCATTTGCTGCAGCTTGATCAGATAATAAAAATGCTTGTCTAGTATTTATATTAGCTAAATTAGTTTGTTGTCTATTAGATAAATTAGCCATATCCATTTGTAGATAGGACTGTGCATTTGTTAGTGCTGCTTGTTGATTATTAGATAGATTTTGAAAAATCATATCTTTATATGTTGCAGCATCTTGAGCAGCTATTGGAATTGCTGAATTCATAATACCTTCAGCTAATGCTTGTGCAGCCATTGAACTTGCACTCATACCTCTATTAGCCATAGCAGCTTCAGTTGCTTTTGCAGCACCTCTAGCCCATACTGGTAAAGGATTACCTGAAGATATAGCAGTTTCAACTTCTTGCTGTAATCCTGCTAATTGACCTTTTACTGTAGCATCAGATGTAATAGCACCTTGAGCCCCAGTCATAGGAGCTGATACAGTTCCTTGTGCAGCAGTTGCTTGTGGAGTTGCTCCAGCTACTTGTGCAGCTGTCATTTGTGCAGCAGCTTGAGGAGCAGCCGCAGTAGCACCTACACTAGTTACTGTTCCAGGGGTAGCTATAGTGGGTGCTGTAGGGGCAGTAGGTGTAGCAGCTTGAACTGTACCTGTAAGACCTTGAGTTCCCATTAATTCACCTGTTCCTACATTTTGTAGTTGTGGTGATATAGTTGTACCTACTGGTAGAGTAGCTTTAGTTAATAAACTATCTATTAATGATACAGCTTTTTGGCTGCCTGTTTGTTCTTTTTGAGCAGGTGCAACAGCACCTTTTTGTAGAACTTCATCTACTGGTGTTGCAGGTGTTTTAGGTGTTGCCATTCTTATCTACCTTGTCTATTATATTTTTTATAACTTCTTTTTTCTGATTTGTTTAAATTTTTTTTATGAACTCTAGGTCTTTTAGGTGGCTTTGGTCTAGGTACAAAATGTACAAACTTAACCTTAGCCATTTAAATTACCACTCCTTAGTTTTTGATGTCAATGCAGGTGATTTCTGTTCTTCGATTTGTGCAGACAAGTTGCTTTGCATATCTTCAATTGTTGTATCTTGATTTTCAAGAACACAATTTTCGCAATGCTCCTTAGTCATAGCATCAAAGTTCATACCTTCTGAACCTGCACAAGAGCCATACATAGATGCAGAATGTTCTCCATCTACTGCTGTATATCTCCAATGTATTGTCTTAACTACGTTTGAGCTATCACACTCAAAGTTTGGAAAAGACCATTCGTATGTTATTGCCATAGTTTTTCTCCTTATATTATTATTATTATTAACATTTTTAATTTATATATTCAATCCAACCTGTTAAAATATATTTAGTATTAGAAATAGGCATATTACCCCTGTGAACATGAGTAAATTGAGCTGGCCAAATTAATAATTTACCTGTTTCGGCTTTTGTTCTTTTATGTTGATATAAAAATTCAGTTTCTCCACCTTCATCTACATCATTTAAATAAATCATAAAAGCTAGAAGTCTTTGTTTGTGCATCAAACCAGCACTTTCACAATGCCAAGTATGATAACCTTGTCCAACTTCAGTTTTTTGAAGTTTTAAATCTACAATAGTGTGTTTTTGTAATTCATTTAAATAACTATATTTTTTAACATATAAATCATATTTAGACCAAATAATTTCACTTGCTTTAGTATTGATATATTTGATTGATATTCCATAATCAAAAATATTAGAATATATATCTGTGCTTTTATCTGATATTTGATGTTGTTGATGTTTGTATCTTGGATGCCTTGCTACCTCATTAATTTCTTCATAATAATTAATATAATCTTTACATATTTTTTCGGGCATTGAATTAGGAAATATACCTATGTGGTCTTCTATTTTATAATTATTCATATCAAATTATATATTTATTCAGTAGGTGTATACCCAGTAAGTGCTGTAGCTTCTTCTTGAGTAAGTCCTAAATCAAGAAGTTTTTGATTACCAGAAACTTTAGCATTTTCTTTAGCTTGTATTTCAGCTTCAAAAGTTGCAATTTCTTCAGCAGTTGGTTCATTAGATATAAAATTTGTACCATCATAATCAAAACCAATTTTAATTGTGTCATCACAATCTACCCAAGTCATAGTTGGTGCAACTTCAAATTCAGTTGTTTGAATATCTACTACTTTATTTTCAAATATTAATGCTTTCATTATTTATACTCCTCTACAACGATTATTCCATCACCGCCATTTTGACCTGGTTGAACTGTATTATAAGTAGCACCTCCGCCACCTCCAGAACCATTTTCTCCTGGTTTTCC